TGAACGTGCCGCCCACGCCGTAGTCCGTCGCGTTGGTCTCGTCCTCGGTCAACAGCTCCACGCCCGTGATGCTGTACTTCCGTCCGTTGCTGTTCACGCGCTCCGCGATCGTCTTGCCGTCATAGCTGCTATCCTTTTTCCACAGCCGCTCTATCCTGTATCTTGCTATTGCGTTGTGTTGTGTGTTTTTCATTACCGCTCCTGTCCTGTCTGTGTGTATCCTTTCTTGTGCCTCCCCTTTTACCAACCTTCTTTTCGTTGTCAATCCGGCGTGTCGTTTTGTCCCATAATCTAAGCGCGTATATTATCATTTTGCTAAAACGTTGTATTTTATCCATAATTTAAGCGCGTAGTTTGTTATCGTTTTTTGCCTGCTCGGCGTGTCGCGGTTCGCCGCGTGCTATATTTGAGATGTTAACAAAACAACACTAGAAAAAAGGAGAAACTGAAATGAATATGCAGGATATCAGGAACGAGATCGTTGACTACATTCGTAACAGCGGTGAGGTTGTTGAGGATTATAATGTGGATATGTGCGCTGATTATCTGTATGATGTGTTACATCTTGATGGTGAGTGTGCGTATCGTGCTGAGTTTGAGTGGGCGGTGTTCAATTTCCGTATCGCGGAATGAATCATGCGTCGTAATAGTTGGCCCGGTTATGGAAAGGATGGTGGTGGAGATGTATTTTCATCACGATACTCTTGATAAGATGACCAACATGGTCAAGACGTATATTACTGATTATCTTCATGATGATGTTGCCGCGTATGATGTGCAGCGTATCGTCAGTATTTTGTGGCATCGTTGGTATTACGTTGATGGCATTAAGGGTTATCGTGCTATTTTTAAGGAGACTATCGCGTCTCATCGGCTGTGAATGAATTTGCAGCACGCCGAGTGTTGCCTAACTCTCGGCGTGTTGTTATAATAAATAATACTCGTCAACAATCAATAAAAAGGATGGCAATCATGATTAACAGCAGCAACGATACTCGTAACCTTACTCTTGAGGCTTGCCCGTTGGGCGTGTTGTATGAGGCGTTTCGTAAGTATGATGATGTTACGACGCTTTGTGTAACTTCTCTCAATGATGGCGCGAAGCGTGTGGAATATGTGAATGTTGAGTTTAAGGTTAGTGGTAATGTGCGCTTTAGCATAAGGCCTGTGACTGAAAAGCCGTTTGCGTTTTTTGTCTCTTGGGTTGACGACGATTATCATTATGGTTATGTGCCATTCCGTAATATTGCCTACATGTCTCCCAAGAAGATTGCTGGTTTTATAGCGGCTTCCGTTCGCGACCTTGCGTTCGGCATCTAAGTTAATGGTCTTTCCCCGCTGGTATAATTGGTAGTACGGCAGTCTTTGGAACTGTTTGTCTAGGTTCGAGTCCTAGGCGGGGAGCGAATGGGACACATAGGGTGTTCCGCTGATTATAAGGATGGTGGTTTACATGAAGCGTTTACGTGATTTTTTGCACTCGCTGTGGGAGTGGGTTAAGGTTGTTGCGTTATGGCTATTGATTATAGGGGCTATTGTGTTGGGCTCATTGATTGAGCACTTGGTTATCGTTATCTGAAAAGGTGGTGTGAGATGAATAAGAGAATTGTCCAGGTGTTCGCTGTGCTACGCTATGACGGTGGGCTATGCAAATGCGTAGCGAAATGCAATAGCCATGCAGAAGCTCTACAGGCAATACAATACTTCATGCGCGATGATACTCACGGTGTGTATTACAGGATTGAGTCACGCTACACCGTGGTTGAGGACTATGTGCCCGGCGCATGTTCCACAACAGCGGTAAAGGTGGTGCAGGTGTGAGTTTTACGCCGATGACATGGGATGCGGCTCTATGTACCGCCTACTACGAGCAGGGCTATCGCGCCGGTTTGACGCTTCCCGCTCACGCTATCCGCCCATTGGAGGATGCGGCGTGCGCTCAAGGCTATTGCGATTGTTTCCGCGAGGGCTATGCGCAGGGCGTAACGGAGCGTGAGCAGCGCCTGACCGACTTGCATATCGCGGACGCGATAGTAAGGGGCGAAATTGACCGAGCCTAGCAGTATTATGGATCTTTGCGCACAGCTGTTTGCCCAGTGGACTGAGCAAGGCGCGATGATTGCAGCTACCGAGGGCTATGAGCGCGGGGCATTGGACGCCGCCGAGGGGAAACCCGAACGCGAAACGCTCCCCTATGATATTCATAGGATGTATAAGGATGATTATCAACGTGGATACCGTGAGGGGTATGAACATGGAAACGAACAACCGCAGTTTTGATGATGTTATAGAAGAATATAGCGCCACATGGTTTAGGGCTAGCATTGCGAATGCTGAACACATGTATCCGATATTCACTGAATGGTGTAAGACCGGTGATTCTATTAGTGCCCTTAAATCATTGGTGAATGATATAAATCGCTCTAACACAACGCTTTATGCATCATTGCAAAGAATGAAGGTTCGTATTACTAAGGGGATTGAATATGGAATTATTGAGGACGAAAAAAATTGATGGCCGTACGAATTGGTTTGATGACGGCGTGCTGGATGATGACCGCGTGCGGCGTGTCATCCGTGGCCGCCGGCGTAATCTGCACTTGCGGGAATACAATCGTGGCGAGGGCGATTGGGAAACGTTGTGCCGTACTGTAGCGCTACTCAAGGATTTTTATAAGCCTCAAGGCGCGCAGGTGGCGTTTGCGGACGGTATCGAACATGCGGCAAACGTGTGTCTATCATTGTCCCCGCGCACGTCACGTGTCGGCGCGTTGGCGCGAACCCAGAACATCGAAATGCTGGGCGGCGTCATCTATGCCCCGGCAATGGTGGCATGGTGTGCGGTCTGCCATGTCAAGGGCGCAACCTGCTATGAGATGTGCAAAATCTGGGACGCCAACGAGTTCGCCCAAACCATTATCAAAATAGCGTGTCGTTGTTTTGACAACTTAAGCGATGTGCGGTATACTGATGAAGACGTGGCAAGAATGTCACAACAGCAGCAACAACAAGATAAGGCGGCATGATTATGGCATACATTAAGAGGGCTAAGCACTATAGTATTGTGCGCGGCGTCACGCGCGGCGACAACGGGGAACTTGTGGACGCCGAGGTAGTCGTGGAAGGCGCGTGCCGTACTCCCGAGACGGCAATGAAGAAGGCCCGCAAGATTAACAAGGACATGCTGCCCATGTCCGCCGAGTATCACGCGCAGGAGACGCGCATGGATGAAGCGATCTATTGGGCTAATTGCGAGTTTGGGGATGATACCGTTATCGACTATCCGGGGCCGGTGAACGGCAACGTGGTCGAGGATGATATCATCCCCGAGGAAAATAATTAATAATCCCTATAAGGAAAGGCAACAATCATGGCTGACAACGAACTGACCGTACCGAACGGCAACAATTTTGCGGCGAACGGTGCTAATGCCGTATCTCACTTTTTCGACACCACCACTATGGACGGTAAAATGGCGCTGTACAACGCCATGCAGACCGCCGACAAGGTGGACGAACACCTGAACGAGCCGCTGCATGTGACCAACGTGCTGGCTCAGGCCATCGAGGTCGCGAATCAGGAAACCGGTGAAATCAACTCCTCTACCCGCGTGGTCATTCACGCGGAGGAAGGCGACTTCGCCGCCGCCTCCCCCACGTTGGCGCACGCTTTCGGCAACCTGTTCGCCATTTTCGGCACCCCGGACACGTGGTCTGCACCGCTTGCTCTCAAGGTGGTGGAAAAGAAGAGCCGTCGAGGCTACAAGTTCTTTGACCTCGAACTAGTGTCGGAAAACAAGCGCAAGTAACGCGAATGTCCACACCATATGATAGCTTGGTAATGTCCCTATAGGGATGTTGCCGCCAGACTCACCCCCCGTCGTTTCCATCCTTGCGGCGGGGGGTGTTTCACACTCACAAGGAGGGGCCGTGGCAAAACGCAAAACCAACCGACGCGCCAACAATCTGAAACGCAACGCAGCAATCAGATCTGCGCAGGTACGCCAAGAACGAGCGGTAAGGGATTACAGTACCGGACGCCTACCCGAGCAAATCACCGAAACATTCCTGGGCAAGCTCAGCGTCCAACAGCTTGAGCAGGTAGCGCGACGTATCGGGCAGGAATTCGGGCAACAACAACAAGCCTTACGTGCGCGGGACAATGAACCGTATCAAGTCGTGCCCGACGTGCATATTACGAAACTTGACCGTGAGATGGCGGCGCGCCCGCTGATAACCGACGCGGAAATCGCCGCAGCCCCGGCAAAACGTCGGAAAACATTACGGCAGCAGCAGCGCCGCCGGATCGAGGCGCGGGAGAAAATCAAACGCGCCCAACAATTCGAGGCCCTGAGCATGGCCCGCTATACCGTGGGCGAGGTACGGGAGATGGAACGCGCGGGGGAATCACCGTTTGACGTGCTGGGCACTCATACGGTTGGTGGGTCGGCGCGTGACGAACTCACACGAAACCGCGCAAACGTCCTCGGCACAGGACGTGGCATTAGTCACTTACGCATGTTGATAAGAGAGGGTAGGCGTGATAGGGCGCAAGAGATTATACTCGAATATGCGGGGATTGTAGGCCGAGCCAAATTGCAGGCCGGAACAAAACCGATATCCAAGGGTGAAGGTACGAGTGATTTTGGAAATGTCGAGCAGCGCCTAGAAGCGTTTGACGCCAGCGTGGCCCAAAAATTCGCGTCATTATCGAACCGTCAAAAACGATGGCTGATGAACAACACGAATTTTAGCACCGTGGTACGCGAGGCGACATGGTATAATGACAAGACGCATAAATGGGAAACCAAGGCGGATGCGGGCGACGTGGAAACGCGACTCGATGAATGGATGACCAGAGCGGCACGACACTAAAAGGATGGAATCATGCGAGAGCGCCGAACTGCGGCAACGGATGGCGCAACACTATTAACGGATGACGGTATGGAACCGTTGACGGCCCATGCCGTCATCCGACTCACCATGCTCGATCATCATACGCGCGTATGGTGCGCCCACGGATGGCAGGATATCAAACCCATAGCCGCCGAACTACTGAAACGATTGCCGTTGCAATCGAATCCAGCCAAGGATGGCGTGTGGGGCACGTTCAATATCCGCGGCCACTTCTACAGTTTTCGTGTGCGCATGGGCGGTATCACCGTGGACTTTCTGGACGTGCGCAACATCACGCGCGATGATGGGTTGAATGTTTCACGTGAAACATTCGGCGGCGCGGATGACTTGGAAACCACGTGGAACATCGCACAGGAATGCACTGCCCTGAAGCTCAAGGGCACTACCATAGCCTCAATGGCGATGGCCGATTACATCGATGGGGATTACGCCGGATTCAAACGTCATTTTCCACCATTGGACAAGGAGGATTATCACAGGATGCGCCCCGCCTACTATGGCGCGATAGTGTACAGCAAGCCGGGCGAATACCGGGATTGTAAAAGCTGGGATGTGAACAGTCTCTACCCGAGTATCATGCGCGATAACCCCATGCCGGTAGGATCCCCCATATGGTACGACGGACAATATCAACACGACGATGATTATCCGCTGCATATCGACGTTATAGCGTTTGACGCAAAACTGAAACCGGGGAAAACGGCCACGCTCACCAACATCCTACCTGTATGGGGATATGAGGGTGAACGTTTGGACAGTACGCTCGGCGTCATCACCATGCCGGTAACGGACGTGGACTGGGAAACGCTCACGGAAAACTATGACGTGCATATATGGGAGCATGTGGGCGGCTGGAAATTCCGTAAATCACATGGGCTTTATTACAACTATGTGGATAAATGGTTTTACGTGAAACAGACCGCAACCGGAGAGCGCAAACAGATGGCGAAACTGTTGCTTAACTCGTTGGTGGGGAAGTTCGGGGCCTCGCTCTACCGGCCCATGCTGCATCCAAAACCCTCCGTTGACGGTGGCGTGGATTTTACCGTGGACAAACCTGAGTCAACCAATAGTCTGGCGTGGTTGCCGACCGCCGCCTACGTCAACGCCTACGGACGGCAGATATTATCCCGTGCGATGAATGCGAACGCCGACCGCGTACTCTATGCCGACACTGACGGCATGATATTGGCGGGGCTGGATCCGCCCGCAGGTATCGAAACGGATGACCGGAAACTGGGCGCGTGGAAAAATGACCACACCTATACTAAGCTGCGTATCCTCGGGAATCGCAAATACTGCGGCGTGGAAACGAGTGGCGATACCGTTATGCGGCTGAGCGGCGTGCATCGAGCCGCCCCTATCCCCTACGAGGAATTCCTACCCGGCTCGCATCATCTCAATGATGATGGCCACACTTTCGTGCTATAATAGGCGGTAGCGGGGTGTGCGTCCCAAGTCGATTCGATGGCCCGACCGTAAGGCAAATCGGTAAGGCGATTCGGTCGGAAGTAGACGTGCGTTTGCCGACGCCCAGCGACGGCGAGGGAACCCGCACAGCCTAGCAATCCGGCATGGCAGCGTGATTGCTGCCATGCCACTTACCTTAAGGGGTGAATATGGATAACGAAACCGATGAC